CTATGACTATTATGCAGATGATCGAAAAAAGAAATAAGGCAATCGAGGCAGCCCGTGCTTTTGCGGCTGCCCACAAGAATGAAAACAACACGCTCAACGATGCAGACTATGCGGAGTATGAGCAGATGGAAAAGGAAATACAGGATATCTCCCGTGAGATCAGCCGTATGCAGCGTGAGGACGCTATGGAGCAGGAACTGAACAAGCCCATCAATACTCCGCTTACCTCAAAGCCTTTTAAGGGTGAGATCGGCGGCACGGGCAGAGCGAGCGAGGAATACAAAAAAGCAATGCTCGGAGCGCTCCGCAGTAACTTTGCGGATGTTTCCAATGTTCTTCGTGAGGGCTCAGACGCAGACGGCGGCTACCTTGTGCCGGAAGAGTATGATAAACGCATTATCGATGTGCTGAACGGCGAAAATATCATGCGTACTCTTGGTACAAAAATCAAGACCAGCGGCGACCACAAGATCAATGTGGCAGCGACAAAGCCTGCGGCATCGTGGATAGATGAAGGTGAACCTCTTGTATGGGGTGATGCGACTTTTGACCAGATACTGCTTGACGCTCATAAGCTCCATGTTGCGATCAAGGTCACAGAGGAGCTTCTTTATGATAACTCTTTCGGTCTGGAGAATTACATCATTACCCAGTTCGGTAAGGCTCTCGCAAACGCTGAAGAGGATGCTTTCCTTAACGGCAACGGCAGAGGAAAGCCGACAGGTATTTTTGCAGCAACGGGCGGCGGTGTAATTTCTGGTACGACAACAACTCTCAAGGGTGACGATATCATTAACCTCGTTTATGCTCTCAAGCGTCCTTATCGTAAAAAGGCAGCTTTCATTATGAACGATAAGATTCTGGCAACCGTTCGCACTCTCAAGGATTCGGAAGGTCAGTATCTGTGGCAGCAGTCCTTTAAGGACGGTGAGCCGGAAAGATTGGCAGGCTACCCTGTTTATACCTCGGAATATGCTCCGACAAATATGATCTCCTTCGGTGATTACAGCTACTACAACATCGGTGACAGAGGCACTCGTTCCTTCAAAAAGCTGACAGAGCTTTTCGCCGGAAACGATATGGTGGGCTTTGTTGCAAAAGAGCGTGTTGATGGAAAGCTGGTACTTCCCGAAGCAGTGCAGATACTGATAATTGGTTCGAGCGGGAAAGTCACAAAGCCATGATGAGGTGAGCGCATGACTGTATCCGTAAAGGAAGTAAAAAACTTTCTTCGTGTGGATCATAACGAGGAGGATGCACTTATCCGCAGCTACATTTATGCTGCGGAGGCGCTCTGCCTTGATATTCTCCGCACGGAGGATAAAACAGTACTGAAAAGTGCCAAAAACGCAAAAATAGCGGTGCTTTATGCTATCGCATATTTTTATGAACACAGAGAAGAAGCCGATTACAAGGCTCTGACAATATCCCTCAGAGCTTTGCTTTTCGGCAGCAGGAAGGAGGAATTCTGATGCAAATAGCACTTATGAATGAAAGAATAACCTTTCAGAGAAATGTAATACTTACCGACCGTATCGGCAACCACATGAGCAGCTGGAATGATGAATTCTCCTGCTATGCGACTGTCGGCGGCGAAAGCGGCAAGGAAACGGCCGTTGTGGGGACGACTGTTGAGAATACGGATGTTACCTTTACTGTCCGTTGGTGCGCCCTGACGACGAGTGTAAGCACCACAGGCTACCGCATCATGTTCAAAAATGAAATATATGACATCGTTTCTATCGACCACATGAACTACAAAAAGAAGTGCATTAAATTCAGGTGCAGGAAGGCGAGGCGATAATGTGAGCAAGACAGTAAAAATAGATAACCTTGCCGAGGAAGTTATGAAGGGCTTGACGGAATATTCAAAGCTTGCTACTTCCGATATGAAGAAAGCCGTCAAAAAAGCCGGAAACGATGTGCGGAAGGAAATTCAATCTACTGCTCCGGAGGACACAGGAGCTTATGCGAAAAGCTGGGCTGTAAAGACAACAAGGGAATCTGCTGAAAAGCTGGAGGTAACTGTTCATTCAAAAAACAGATATCAGCTTGCTCACCTTTTGGAATTCGGTCATGCAAAGCGTGGCGGCGGAAGAACCAAAGCCCAGCCGCATATTGCACCTGCTGAGGAAAACGGTATAAATGCGCTTGAAAAGGCAATAGAAAAAGCATTGAAAGGATGATGTTATGGATGAGCTTTTATCAATATTAAGCGAGATCGGACTGCCTTACGCTTACGATCATTTTTCAGAGGGAGAAAGTCCGAATCCGCCTTTTATCTGTTATCTCCTGCCGGACAGTGATAACTTCGCAGCTGACGGCAGGGTCTACTACAAAATAAACGATGTACATATAGAGCTGTACACCGATTATAAAAATACTGAGCTTGAACTGAAAGTAGAGAAAGTGCTTGACAGGCACAATATCTTTTACAATAAATCCGAGGTGTGGATCGACAGCGAAAAGCTCTACGAGGTGATGTATTCTTATGAGATTGGGGGAATTTGCAATGCCGAAGAAAAAGAATAAGGTCAAATTCAATATCTGCAATGTGCACTATGCCATTGTCAGGCTGAATATTGACGGAACGGCGACCTTTGATAAACCTGTACCTATGCCGGGTGCTGTGTCGATCTCGCTTGACCCTAACGGCGAACCGAACAACTTCTATGCCGATGGGTACGCATGTGCGACACGTTCCTAACTGAAAAGGTTAGGCACTAATAAAAGAACGTAACAGTTTGAATATTAGGAGAACTGATAATTCAAGCGAGTGGAATGAAGGAGTAACGTCCTGAAACGCTCCCCCTGATACTCCGACTGGCTCTGCTCAAAAGGCAGATGTTCAGAAGCTCGGTGAAGTCGGCAGAGAGCAGCCCAAACAGGCAAAGCTGTGGAAAGTGTCCCAGAGGTGGGATATGCTGCCTATATGCCGGGGGTCTACAAAATAGCTATGGTGAGAATGTTCTGAATAAGAACTGACGAACTTGCGAATGTACGGGTCTTTAAACCGGATACATAGAAATGTGTATATATCTTTATTGATAAATAGTGTGGTTAAGTAAAAATACGCGTTATGAAAGACCATATAGTGTTACAGGCACTATCAAGCTAACAGGCTCATAGCACAGCACCTAAAGCTATATGCAAAGATAGAATTATCGGAACGTGGAAAGCAGTAAAACGTCATATATGATGGTGGTGACGAAGAAAATAAGCACCTTTAATTACTGCAAGAGTAGTGGCACGACCTATGATGTTGTTAAAACCAACGGAGGAACAGCCACAAGTCGTAAATGTATGATTAGTTATAGGTAAATCAACTCATAGCTTACGAGTATGACAAAGAAAAACAAATCCGAAAGGAGATGTTGCCTATGACAAAAGTTACAAAGCTACGTCACAATGAGTATTACAATATGCAGGAGTTATTTGATAAATTGTATGCTGACAGTAAGCAGGATAAAATATTTGAGAACCTTATGGAACTCATAGCACAGCCTGAAAACATAAAATTAGCATACAGAAATATCAAAAGAAATAAAGGCAGTAGTACCAGTGGCACAGATAGAAGCACCATTGAGGATATAAAGTCCTTGCCAACGGATAAATATGTAGAAATGGTGCAAAGAAAACTTAAATTTTACCAACCAAAACCTGTTAGAAGAATAGAAATTCCCAAACCAAACGGGAAAATGCGTCCTTTGGGAATACCTACCATAATAGACAGATTAGTACAGCAATCTATTCTGCAAGTGTTAGAGCCAATCTGTGAAGCCAAATTCCACGAAAGAAATAATGGTTTCAGACCGAACAGGTCAACAGAAAATGCAATAGCACAATGCTATAAAATGATACAACAGCAAAATTTGCATTTTGTGGTTGATATAGATATTAAAGGTTTCTTTGATAATGTCAATCACAGTAAGCTAATCAAACAAATATGGGCTATGGGTATCAGGGACAAAAAGTTGATTTGTATAATAAAGGCTATGTTAAAAGCCCCGATAATATTGCCTGATGGGAAGATAGAATACCCTGAACGAGGTACTCCTCAAGGTGGGATTTTATCACCCTTGCTATCCAATATCGTACTTAATGAACTTGATTGGTGGATTGCCTCGCAGTGGGAAAACATACCTACAAAACGAAATTACCGAGGAAGAATTCATAAGAGTGGTTCAATAGATAAAGGAAATAAATTCAAGTTATTAAGGAGTACGCAACTCAAGGAAATGTACATAGTCAGATATGCAGACGACTTCAAAATATTTTGTAGAAAAAGGAGCGATGCAAACAAGGTATTTTTAGCAGTTAAGCAGTGGTTACAAGACCGACTGAAACTGCAAATATCCCAAGAAAAGAGCAAAGTAATAAACTTAAAAAAGCAGTATTCTGAATACTTAGGCTTTAAACTCAAAGCAGTCAGAAAGGGCAAGAAGTATGTTGTCCGTTCCCATATGAGAGATAAAGCAAAACAAAAAGTTACAGAACAGCTTATAAAACAAATCAAAAGAATACAAAGACCAAAAGGTAAAAATATTTCTATTATGGAAATACGCAAATATAATCAAATGGTCGAGGGTATTCAAAACTATTACCAATATGCCACAAATGTCAATATTGACTGTGACGAAATAAACAGATTGGTAAGCATAATAATCACTAACAGGTTAAGAAATCGGGTTAAGAAAAAGGGCATTACGCAAAACAAGCATATCCTAAAAAGGTATGGTGTCAGTCGACAACTCAGATTTATAGACGGATACCCCTTAGTACCCATCGGATATGTCCAAACAAAACCACCTATGTATAAAAAGATAAGTATTTGTAAATACACTGTGGAGGGCAGGCAGGAAATACATAAAAATCTACAATTTGATGAATATGTGCTATGGGTTATGGAGCAACTGCAATATAACTATCAAAGTACAGAAAGCATTGAATTTACGGATAATAAAATATCCGTGTATGCTGCTCAATACGGTAAGTGTGCGGTACTTGGTATTATTCTTGATATGGAGGATATTCACTGTCATCATAAACTACCTAAAAGTTTAGGTGGAAAAGACAATTATCAAAACCTGATAATTGTTCATCAAGATATACATAGGCTAATACACGCTACAAAGCAAAAAACAATTAGCAAATATCTATCTGCCCTGAAACTTGACAAGCGTCAAATCAGCAAAGTAAATAAGCTAAGAAAAATGGTTGGTAACGAAGCAATATAATAATTCCTAAAATGTAACTTATACGACTTTTGAAGGATTTACTAATCTAACGAAAGTACATTTACGATGGAACGCCGTGTGCGGTGAAAGCCGCTTGCACGGTGTGGAGTGGGGGAAAAATCGGAGATTATTTCAAAGATTTACCTATCACTATATTACACGATCAGCAATAACATGGGATATGAAGGGGATTTGGAGCTTGCTCTTATCCCGGAGAGCTTCCGCAGGGATGTTCTTAAGGAAACAATCGACAGCAATGGAGTGCTTATCGAAAGCTCAAATGTGGAGACTGAAAACTTTGCACTCCTCTTTGAATTTGACGGCGATGTGAGAAAAATCCGTCATGTCATGTATTACTGTTCTGCAAGCAGACCTACCATTGAATCCCAGACCAATGAGGATGAGATCGAGGTAAAAACTGAAAAGCTGACAATTAAGGCTGCTCCTCTTGGTAACGGTCTTGTTAAAGCAAAGACAGGTGATGATACCAATGACGAAGTATATCTCAACTGGTACAGCGAGGTGTATCTGCCGAATGCTGTCATCGGCGGTGAAGCGGAGTTTATTGCTATGCAGGACTGAGGGGGTATGAAAAATGAGTATGACACAGACTATTGAAATAGACGGGCAGCCGGTTAAATTCCGTGCATCCGCTGCTATTCCGAGAATATACAGGATGCGTTTTCACAGGGATATATACCGTGACCTTTCAGCTCTGGAAAAATCTCTCGGCAATCAGGATGAAGGTAGCAGCAATCTTGATTTATTCTCTCTGGAGATGTTTGAAAATATAGCTTTTATCATGGCTAAACATGCCGATTCTTCTATCCCGGATACCCCGGAGGAATGGCTTGATAACTTCAATACATTTTCGATTTATCAGGTACTGCCTAAGCTGATAGAACTGTGGGGACTGAATGTTCAGACCACTGTACAGTCTAAAAAAAACTTAGAGCTACTGACCGGGAAATGACAACTCCCCTGTTTCTGCTCCGATGCGTACAGCTTGGCTTATCTATCCGTGACCTTGATCTGCTCACAATAGGACTGATCAATGATATGTTCATCGAGAGCAGGAATGATGATTATAACGGGTATTCTGAGGTAGCCGGGCAGGCGGATTATGATGCGTTTTAATACAGAATGAAAGGAAGTGACACCCGATGGCTAACAGAATAAAAGGTATCACAGTCGAAATCGGCGGTGATACTACTAAATTATCGAAAGCTCTGAAAAATGTTGATAACTCCATAAAAAGCACCCAGACACAGCTTCGGGATGTCAATAAGCTGCTCAAGCTCGACCCCGGAAACACAGAGCTTTTAGCACAGAAACATAGGCTGCTCGGTGACGCAGTAGGTCAGACCAAACAAAGACTTGAAACGCTGAAAACTGCCGCCGAGCAGGCTGATAAAGCCCTCGCTGCCGGGGATATTTCCAAAGAGCAGTATGATGCATTGCAGCGTGAGATTGTGGAAACGGAGCAGGAATTAAAGAAACTCGAAACTGCCGCAAACCAGTCCGCAACAGCTGTTCAGAAAATAGCTGCAAAAGGCGAAAAACTCAAAACCGTGGGAGATAATATTTCCAATGTCGGTCAGAAAATGCTCCCGGCAACTATTGCAATTACCGGGTTGGGAACGGCAGCAGTAAAGACCGCTGCGGACTTTGATTCATCAATGAGCGAAGTAGCGGCTATATCGGGAGCAACCGGAAAGGACTTTGATGACCTTCGTGCCAAAGCCCGTGAAATGGGTAGTAAAACGAAATTTTCCGCAACAGAAGCGGCACAAGCGATGACATATATGAGCATGGCCGGCTGGAAAACAAAGGATATGCTCGGCGGTATCGAGGGTATCATGAACCTTGCGGCGGCATCCGGCGAGGACTTGGCAACTACCTCAGACATCGTAACTGACGCACTTACTGCTTTCGGATTGTCCGCTGATGACTCAGGACATTTCGCTGATATTCTCGCAGCGGCAAGCTCCAACGCAAACACAAATGTTTCTATGATGGGTGAAACATTCAAATACTGTGCACCTATCGCCGGAGCATTAGGATTTTCCGCAGAGGACACAGCGGAGGCCATCGGTCTGATGGGCAACGCAGGTATCAAGTCATCTCAGGCAGGTACAGCACTTCGCTCTATCATGAATAACTTGTCAAAAGATGTTAAACTGACAGGTAATGCTTTCGGTTCTATGACTATCAAGACTACAAATCAGGATGGATCTA